ATGGCAAACGTGGAGTTTAAGTAATGAAAGAATTTTTACTAGTTATCTCAATGTGGGGTAACAATGGTACCGATTGGGTATACATGGGAAACCAATATATAATGCAAGAATTATTTACTAAAGAACAATGTATGGCAATTGCTGATAAGAAGAACTGGCAACAAGTTACTCTTAATAAGTATTATGGCATTGCATTCGATTGCTTTCATAAGGATGAAAATTTATGAGAAACATATTATCTAAAATACCAGAATTTTGCTTGAGTCACTGGTTATTACGTATACCACTTGCAATTGTATTCTTACAACAAGGATTAAGCAAATGGCCGTTCAGTATAGAAGATGCTGAATCTTGGGAACTACCTGCTATAGTATGGTGGTTTGTAGTATACGGAGAAATCGGTGCAGGTATAGGTTTATTAGTTAGCGGTGTTTTAGTTTCTAAAATAGCAGGTGATTATATCTGGGATTTTTGGATTCAAGATATAGGAGATCTACTTACAAGATTCTCTGGTATTACAATATGCTGTATTGCTACTGGAGTTATATGGATAGGACAACCTACAAGTTTATTAGATGTTATATTATATGATAACTTGCACGTATTCTTATGGGTAGGTGGATTATTCTTTGCATTGAGAGGTAGCAGAACATGAACGAAGGGCCTTTTACAGCAGCACTTAAAGCAGATAAAACTGATGTAGTCAAAGAAGAGTATACAGTATATAGAAAAAAAGATGGATATCTTGTAAAAGAAAGTTATGCTAGAACTCACTATAGAAATGATTTTCATGATGTATCGACCGTAGAACCATTGGTAAAATTATGACTCAAAAACTTGTGTTATTTACTAAAGATTCATGTTATTATTGTCATATGCTAAAAGAAAAACTAGACGATTGGAACATAGAATATACGATTAAGCACAACCAACCATTGCCTGATGGTCATAGAACGTATCCACAATTATATTATCAAGGGCATGACGTTCAGCAAGGTAATTCTGTAAATTTAACAGAAGATATATTGTGGGATAGAATACGATCGTATGATTGGCCAGGTCAAGACAGTGGGATTGAAGGTGGATTTTGAATCATTTTGATTATTTAAATAGTATCAATCTAACTAAACAAGATATTATGATTGATGATGATTGTGAAAAAGCATATAACTCGTTTATGGTAAATCGTGGTTTATCTTATTTTCCAGATACTATTATCATTGCTAATGAAATGAATAGACACCATCAGATTGACAATAAGCTACAATATCAGTTTCTTATAAATATGATCAGAAAGCGTAAAAGGTTTTCTAAGTGGGCTAAGGCTCAAAAAGAAAGTGATATTGATGCTGTCAAGGAATATTATGGGTATAGTAATGAGAAATCCCGCCAAGCCCTGACACTTCTATCGCCTGACCAAATAACAATTATAAAAAACAAGGTGAGTAAAGGTGGAAGAAGAAGATAAAACGGTAATATGGAATCCAACTGATATGTTGGAAATTACCTTAAATGAACCAGATGACTTCCTAAAAGTCCGTGAAACATTAACACGTATTGGTGTAGCTTCACGTAAAGAAAAGAAATTATTTCAATCCTGTCATATTCTACATAAACAAGGCCGGTATTTTATCGTGCATTTTAAAGAGTTGTTTCTACTTGATAGTAAGAAAGCAAACCTAGAAGAGACAGACATTGAACGTAGGAACACGATAGCGACATTGTTAAGTGATTGGGGTCTAGTAACTATTGTGAACGGCGGCAACCTTCAATGTGCACCACTTCGTCAAATTAAAATTATTTCTTATAAAGATAAGAATAATTGGGAATTGTTGCCTAAGTATAACATAGGTAATAAATAACAGCTATACCGTAAGGTAATGGCTATACTGTATAAATACAATTGTGATGCGGAATAATCCGGTCACTTTTCAATCTTGCTTGACATAAAGGAGATAACAATGACAGGCTTACAAACACTATTTCCCCGTTCCTCATTCGTTGGTTTCGATCATCTATTCAATGAACTTGAATGGACTGCTAAACATGCGAATGATCACTATCCACCTCATAATATAATTAAGACTGGTGAAACAGATTATCTGATTGAATTGGCTATTGCTGGATTCTCTCAAGATGAATTATCTGTTGAGGTTAAGGATCGTACACTAACTGTAACGGGCGATCACAAGTCTAGGGGTCGTGAGTTTATTCATCGAGGTATTTCTACCAAGAAGTTTAAGCAGCGTACGTTCCGGCTGTCTGAGCACGTACAAGTGCACGGAGCAGATATTCAGGATGGTATACTAGCAATAGAACTGAAGTACGTCATCCCAGAAGAAATGCGTCCTCGTAAAATCAACATTGGTTCAAACGAGGAAACAAACCATGAAACTAAACAATTTCTTACAGAGTCTGGCGACTAAATATCGTCGTCGTAAATTAGCACTAGATACTATCAATGAACTATACAAGCTATCAAATAGAGAACTTATGGACATTGGTATTGCAAGAGGAGAAATCCGGCATTTAGCATGGAAAGATGCCAAGAAAAGAGTTCCTGATGTGGAACCTCAAAAAGAGGGTTTAGTAAACCCAAACTTACGGGGGTTCGTATAAATGACAACAGCAATTCTATCTTATGCGTTTTCGCCCTTGTCTGGCTTGTGGTCGGCATTAGGACGTACGGTCCAAGTGATTGGCTACTCCAGAGCGGCGGCGGAACTTACAAGGCAAGGCTACCACAAGGAAGCCAAGAAAGTAATGCTAGAGTTATCTAAGCTACAATAATCTGATGGGGCGAAAGCCCCTTCAGCCTACAGGAGAAACAATGAGACTACAGCTACTCGAAGCACTCAAAGCACACGCCAATGGTCACATATCAAAGCATAAAGCAAATATTGAAGTATATCTGAATAACCCAGTTGGAGTGGGTGAGCATCCAGATATCATAGAAGCAATTGAACAAGAACTAGATGAGATTGCAAGATATAATGATCAAGTTGAAATGCTAAATAAATATTTTCCACAATAACAAAACGGGGGTGTACAACCCCCTTTTTTCGTGATATAATGACTCCATACGCGGAGGTATCTTTTGTCATTCTATACATCAGTAAATCGTCACATGAATCAAATCCTATATCGTGGATATAATGATTCAGGCGCACCAATTCAATCTAAAGTAAAATTTCAACCGAAGTTGTATATCAAGTCTAACGATGAATCGCCATTCCTCGCTCTTGATGGTACTCCAGTAGCTCCTATTAAATTTGATAGTATGAGCGAAGCTAAACAATTTATGAAACGTTACCAAGAAATTCCTGAGTTTAAAATCTATGGTATGGACCGGTGGCCAACACAATTCATTGCTGATAAGTGGCCAGACAATATTAAGTTTAATCCAGCTCATATCAATGTAGTTAACTTCGATATTGAGGTTGCCTCTGACGATGGATTCCCTGAACCAGAAGAAGCATTACATCCAATCATTTCTATTGCTCTTAAATCCAGTAAGTCTTCCATATATCATGTGTGGGGTCTAGGTGATTATGACGTAGAAAAATGTGAAATAGAAATGCATGGCGATCTAATTCAATATAAAAAGTTTGATTCGGAAGAAGCTATGCTTGCCAGTTTCCTTAAGTACTGGTCTGACAATTATCCTGATGTAGTTACTGGCTGGAATTGTCGATATTTTGATATACCGTACTTAATTAAAAGATTAACTCGAATTGGTTCTGAGCAAGCCGCTAAACGATTATCGCCATGGAATATAGTTGACACCGACATAACTAAGTCTGGTACGTATAAAATATTTGGCATCGAACAAGGTGACTATCTTGAATTGTTCAAGAAGTTCGGTTATTCCTATGGTGCTCAAGAATCATATAAACTTGATCACATCGGTTATACGGTACTCGGTGAGAAGAAGTTATCCTATGAGGAACATGGTAGTCTTCATACGCTCTATAAAAACGATCATCAAAAATTTATCGACTATAATATCAAAGATGTTCAACTTGTTCAACGTATCGATGACAAGATGGGTCTTATCAACCTTGCACTTACAGTGGCATATAAAGGTGGAGTAACTTTAGCTGATACGATGGGTACGACGGCTATATGGGATTCTATCATATATCGTGAACTTAACAAAAAGAATATTATTGTTCCGCCTAATGAAGTAAAGGATAAAATCCCATATCCAGGCGGCTATGTAAAAGACCCATATGTTGGTTCACACGATTGGGTTGTATCGTTCGATCTTAATTCTCTATATCCTAATCTTATTGTACAATACAATATGTCACCTGAAACTATTACTGAAGCTCGAGCACCTAATGGTGTACTAGGTTATCTTGAGTCTGATCCGGTTCCACGTAACTTCCGAGAACAGAATATTGCAATCGCTGCCAATGGTTCTACTTATGATAAATCTTATCAAGGCATCTTACCTCAGATTATTATAGATTATTATGCCGAACGTTCCGAAGTCAAAAAGCAAATGCTTTCCAAAGAACGTGAGTATCAGAAAGAGAAAACGTTCCATCTCGAGAAAGAAATCAATCAACTTGAGAATCAGCAAATGGCTATTAAGATTCTCTTGAACTCACTTTATGGCGCACTCGGTAATAAACACTTCCGTTACTTTGATATGCGTATGGCCGAAGGTATTACTTTATCCGGTCAGCTGTCTATCATGTGGGCTGAGAAAGCTATGAACAAAGAGATGAATCGTATCCTTAAAACAGAAGCTCGTGATTATGTAATTGCCATGGATACAGATTCGTTGTACATTAACATGGGTCCGTTAGTCAAGCAACTAAATCCTAAAGATCCAGTAGTAGCACTTGACAAGATTTGTTCTGAGCATTTCGAAAAAGTCTTAGAGAAATCTTATGCTGAACTATTTGATAAGCAACAGGCTCATACAAACCGTATGGTTATGGCGCGTGAGGTTATTGCAAATCGTGGTATATGGACGGCAAAGAAAAGATATATTCTAAATGTGCACAACTCAGAAGGTGTACAATATGCCGAACCAAAACTTAAGATCATGGGCATTGAGGCAATTAAGTCTTCAACTCCAGAAGTTGTACGTACTAAATTCAAAGAGATGTTTAAGATTATTATCGAAGGCGATGAGAATAAAACTCAAAGGTTTATTGCAGATTTTCGTAAAGCATTTACGTCATTGCCTCCCGAAGAAGTTTCGTTTCCACGAGGCGTAAAGGATTTGACTAAATGGTCTCGTAAAAGTACATTGTATGCCAAGGGCACACCTATCCACGTACGTGGGTCTATCATGTATAATCATTCGATTAAGGAGAAATCTCTTGGCAAAATGTACCCACTAATTCAAAACGGAGAGAAGATAAAGTTTTGTTATATGCGTATGCCAAATCCACTCAAAGAAAATGTGATTGCATTCCCAAATTATTTACCTGAGAGTCTTGGCTTACATAATTATGTGGATTATAACAAACAGTTTGACAAAACATTTATTGAACCTCTCTTACCGATTCTTGACGCTGTCGGCTGGTCGGTCGAACAGAAAAACACATTGGAGGATTTTTTCGGATGATTTATATTTTTGACGTTGATGGTACACTTACACCAAGTCGTGGTAAGATGGATCAGAAGTTTGCTGAGTTTTTTGTTAAGTTTGTAATGAAGCACGAATGTTATTTAATCACAGGTTCTGATAGAGAAAAGACATTAGAACAAATACCTGAAGAGATCTATAATCTGTGTGTTAAAGTTTATCAATGTTCAGGTAATCACGTATTCCAAGGTGATAGAGAATTGCATAAAAATGACTGGACATTACCAGATAAACATCGTTGGTGGTTACTAGCTGAGTTGAGTAATTCAAATTTTATGAGTAAGACAGGTGATCATTTTGATCAGCGTACAGGTTTACTAAACTTTAGTGTGCTAGGTCGCAAAGGTGGTCCAGACGGTAGAGAAAATTATATGCAATGGGATGAAGCTAATAAAGAAAGAGAAGGCATTGCAGAAAGATTCAATGAAAGATGGTATAAGCAAGAATGGTGGGATATAAGTGCTGATCTAGTAATAGCAACAGTAGCTGGTGAAACCGGCATAGACATCACTCCTCACGGTAATGGTAAAGAACAAATCGTAAAAAACTTTGATGCTACTAAAGTAGTATACTTTGGTGATAAGACTGAAGAAGGTGGAAACGATTTTGAGATTGCTCGTAAGTTACGTGATAAGGGTGGTGAAGTAGTAGAAGTTAATTCATGGGAAGACACATATAAGTGTTTACAAAAGATTGAAAATGGAGTATAATATATTATGAGTGAAAATTGGGTAAAAGACATCAGTGATATGCATGCTAAGTTTGGCGTGAATGACTGGTTTGAAAAAAATAAAGATGACAAAGTTAAGATGCAAAACTATCTTCTCTTTAGATTAGGAATGGTACGCGAGGAATTGGATGAAACGTGTGATGCTTTTAAAAAAGGA